GTAAGAAGTAAGAAATATATACCAATAATACCAAGAAGAAAAAATCAAAAGAAAAGAAAATCTCTATCAAAACGTAAAATAAAAATATATAAAAAGAGAATTATAGTAGAAAATTCATTTTCTAGGATAAGAAATTATTCTAAAATAGATAAATTTTATGAAAAAACCATAAAATATTACAATGGATTACTATTATTGGCTGTATCAATAATAATATTCAAAAAATGCTAAACCAAAAAAAAAAGAAAAATATGATCTAGGGATATTTTATTTTTGAATCGTATTTAATATTAAAAATATATATTAAGTGTTCCAGTTTAGTACTAAACTGGAACACTAATGATAATGACATCTTGTTAATAAAAACATATGAAACACCAACATATATTCATCCAAGAGTTAATACTGGAATTTATTGTACCAATAATGATAAATGTTATTTTTTATCAATTGATTTAAAAGCTGCAAATTATCAAGTATTGCGTATGTATAATTTGGTAGAAGAAAATACATGGTCGGGATATTTAGCAAAATTTATTCAGCATCCATATTTTTCTAACTTAAAAAAACTACGCCTAAAAATACTCAGTTTTGCCGATCTATATCCAGCCAAACAAAAAATTTGCTGGCAAAACATAATGATCAATATATTGGATGCTATTATTAAAAATAATATTATGACCGAGAATAGTTTTGCGACATTCAATAGTGATGAAATTATTTTTCATACTACGTCAGACCAAATGGGCACAGATAAAGATAAATGTCAAAAATTCATTGATAAAAATTTTTATCAATATCAAACAAGTATTGAAATATTTCAGCTTAGATTAGTATCACCAGGAAAACCTTTTTTTGTTAAAATTAATCAAGAAACTGATAAAATAAATTGGAAATGTATTAGTGCAGCAGCTTTACCAGAAGCTATTGATATTTGGAATAATACTCGATCATGCTAATAAATAATTAAAAAATTGAATAATAAATAAACTGTGAATATAATTATTTTGTTTTATATTATACCATAATGGAACAGAATAATATTGTCGCGAATAATGATATTGAAACAGATACATTAATGAATGAAATAATGGACGAAATCAACGCCAAAATAAAAGAAATCAAAACATTGGTCAGTTTTTTATCCGATGAACGTGCTTCTAATTACGGATTATGGATGCAAATTGGGCAATGTTTGTGTAATATCAGTAATGAATATTTTTTGTCATATGTAAAAAAAGGCATTTTGTACAGTACATGGACATATATCCAACAAAGTATATTTGATATATGGTTAGAATTTAGTAAAAAACATTCAACAAAATTTAATGAAAAAATGTGTTATAAAAAATGGGGTACCTTTAGTAATCCTGCAATGGGTAGCATGGTTCTCAATCCAAATAATTATACAATGGCTACATTACATCATTTTTCCTATATTGATAATAATTATGCCTATACTAAACATCGACAAGCATATTTTGACAAATTAGTTGTAATGACTCATAATAAAAGTCATTATTCATTTGCTAAACTTTTTTATGAGGTAAATCGAAATCAATTTGTATGTACAAATATTACAAAAAATATTTGGTACGAATTTAGGAATCATCGTTGGCATAAAATAACTCGCGCGTACTCTATTAAAAATAGAATTTCTGATGATATGGCTGATTATTATTATTATAAATATTGTGAATTGACTAATCGAATAGACAAAACAGATAATATTTTTTACGAATTAAAAGAAGATATGTTGAAAAATGCTAACAAATATTTGGCCGCAATGGATATCTTAAATGATACATTTTTTAAAGATGCTATTGTTAAAGAACTCGCCAATCTTGCATATGATCCTGATTTTTATAGTAAATTAAATGAAAATACTCATTTAATTTGTTTCGAAAATGGTATTTATGATTTAAAAAATAAATATTTCAGAGATGGTAGTCCCGAAGACTATATCAGTTTATGCACAAATTATGATTATGCGCCGTATCATAAATCAACTCCGATTATTCATAGAATTAATGATTATTTTACTGGATTAGGATTTGATGCTGATGAAAAAGATACTATTTTTAATTTATTATCACAATGTTTATCGGGTAATTACAATGAAGAAAATCTTTATGTATTGGCTGGTCCAAGTGCCAGTGGTAAAACTAGTCTCATGAGATTTATAAAATATACTTTTGGTGATTATTTTGATTATGCTAATAATGAAATTCTAACAAAAAATAAAATGGATACATTAAAAAATAAACAAGGAATAAGGATGTGTTTATTAGAGCAATGTGATTTACGATCTAAATTAAACCTGGCGTATTTAAAAAATTTTAATAGTAGAAAGAGAGGAATCAAACAGTTTAGGCCACAATTTAAATCATTTATTATTAATAATAAATTACCCATTTGTTTAAATACTCCTGAATTATTACACACCATAAATTTCAAGAAAAGATTTAATGTACATGAACGACAAGATATGGAAGATAAATTTATGGAATGGAAACAGGTATTTATGTCTATGTTAATTAATCATAGTATTAGCAAAATTTAAAACAAGAATAGCAATAGATTATTTTTTATAATTAATTATAAAAAATAATCTATCTCAAGTTAATTTAAGTTATTCTGTTTTTTTTATTTTTTTGGTGAAATGTGGCAGAGTTTGGACAATATCTGCAGGTTTTGTTACAAAATAATAACAACCAAATGAAAGTATAATAGCTATTACGACATCAACAGTATAATGAATATGTCCAGCAATAATGGACATAATTCCCAATACAACATATATGAAAAATACTATTTTTTCAATGACATTGCCAGATAATTTAAACATAAACAAATATAGAAGTATAAAATAAACGGCGTGCCCAGAAAACATATAATCGGTACAAGTGTTATCGTCTTGAGAAATTAAGAATTTAACAGCATTCCACTCAAACGGAGCAGAACTATTACGATTTGCACATCCAATGGTTGACGGTGGAACAGTTGTCACAGTAAATGTAAAAATCCTGAAGGCGAACAGTATTGCTATACACCATATTAATTTTGTCAATATTTCAATATTTTGTAATCGAATAAATCTACCAAAGAAATATACGCAAAATATTATCAATAAAATATTTGGATAAATTTCCGGGATTAATGGTAGATATTGGAAACCGATATCCGGCAATGGGGGCAAATCAGCAATGCTATTAGGCATGTTAACTGCTGTAAATCCATTGATATAGGATATGACCGAAAATGATAGCAAAGCTAAAAATAAGTTGAGAATCATTGTAATAATATCGTGATGAATTAATAAATGTTCTTTACTAGACTTATTTTTTTTCAATATTTATTAACCATGATATATTGTAACATATGCTGATATGTTGTAATATATTAGGGTAAATTAAATTCTATCCAATTATTTTATTTTCTATAATCGTAGATATTTCTTTTTCGATTGGATGATCTGTATCCAATATTTTTTGATAAGAATTTGCTCTATTATTTATCAATTGTATTGCTTCTTCTTTGGTTCTTGGTGTCATTGTAAATAAATTCGGAATCTTTTTTCCCAATAATGCTCTTGCTTTTCTTTTATGAACATCAACACATGTATTAATTCCGGCATCAATTGGATTAAGATAATGGTTGGAATCCGCATCTGGTTTACCCCTTTGCAAAACATTTCTGAGTGTCCATGCCAAATATTCTTCCATTTTTGATCTATCAAAATTTGGCCAAACATTTACTTTTTTCCATCCGGTGAAATCAATTCCGAAGATATCATTATTGTTGACTTTTTCACCACATGTATCAATCACAACTACTAATAATTTATTGTTATCCAAATCATTAATTTTGGTGAATTCTTCTTTAATTCTGCGAACAGCTTCGGAAATAGGTACGCCTGATTTACAATATTTGTCCGTTCCTTCTACAAAACAATGGCCACCAAGTGATTCAATTTTTTCCTTAATTAATTTACCATAGGTTGATTTTCCGGCTCCAACTGTTCCTTTCATTATAACCAAAGTTCCTTTTTTGTTTAGTGTATTTGTGGAAAATGTATTAACATTAACAAATGATTTTGTCGCAATTGTTTGGGAAGATACAATATTTGGTTTGGCAGGTTTGACACAAGGCAAATCCTTACCGAAAATATTAACAGTTTCTTCCGGGAAAAAAATTAAATTTTCCAATTCCGGTTTTTTATCTGTTTTTTGAAAATCAGTTTCAGATAATTTTGTGTAACAAATTGGACAGACAGATGTTTCATGGTTTAAAATAAGTTGTCTATATCCTTCATTAGATAATACATAAACTGGACAACAAACTGTATTCATTATACTTTTATGAGGCAAAAATCGATAACCGCCTGTATTTGAAGTATCTTCCATGGTAATTAAACAATTATAATCCAATATATTTTCAAATGGTATATTGTATGCTGTGATTGGTGTGATGATATTTTTAATTTCGGTTAATAATTTTTGTGGATCAATATCATTAAAATCTTTTTCAATAGATTCGCGACAATGAATTAATTGTTTGTTAATTAGTTTAGAATTTTTTGTAGCCAAACACATTGCGTACCAAAGTGTCATCGGTTGTAAATGTAAGCCCAATTTTTGGTTGACCGTTTCCATAAATATGTAAAATGATTCAATCTTACCAGAGTTAGGGATTGGCAAATCTCCATTTTCTAATCGTTCCAGTTCAGTGGTATCACTATTTAATCTTTTCTTTTTCAACATCAGGATTGATAAGTATCTGTAAGCATCTTTAATGAGTTCATCAATATCGGAACAAACTGCTCTTAATGTAATAGCCAATACAATATAGATAACAATATCTTCCAAAGTATTTACGTTGTACAATTTATGAATTTGAACTCTGACCCACTGACGTAAACATTGTTCATTCATTAGTGAACTACCCGAATAATCGAACGGAATAATTGGCAATAAAATGTTATTTACCATGGTGCCGGATTGTGGATAAACTATTTTATCCATGGTAATATTTTTATCAATTAACCTAAAATGACCAGTAACAATTCTATCATTAACTGGCAATGTTAGGAATAATTCTCCTATTCCAATCGCGTCTTTGACATTTTTTTTCAATAAATTACTTGCTTGTTTATACAAATCTTGTAATTGTTCACGATAAACTGCAAAAATATTTGCCATACCAGCATTTTCCTTTTCCACGGCTTCAGTTAGAATAAATTTGACAAACATTTTATCCAATGTGGTTTCACTGAACAAGTCACAAAATGTTTTAATAATATCTTGAGAAACACGTCTTGGTTTATGTTTTGTTAGTCCACTAATTGTTGCAGAAAGATTTTGAACAATTTGTAATAAATTATCATCACCTTCCGTTTTAAAGATTAAATCAGACAAATATTTAATAAATTCATTTGTTCTTGTTTCGGAAAAATATTTATCGCCAAATGCTATACAACCAGCTGGCGGAATATTTTTGCTGATATGCGTAAATCCTTCCAAATTATTTGGTGTATATGAAATAAATTTGGTTATATAATTTGTTAATTTTTTTTCCATAATGACATTATAAACATCACAACCTGCGGCTTTTTGAATAGTTTCAATTTGGGTAAAATCCATAATTTTAGGTTCAACGGTTATAATATTTAGTTGAATATTATTGAATTTGTCAAATAATTTTTTGATTGATTCACCCAATGCTGTTTTCAAACTATTTTTTTCTACTAAACCAATATAACTGTATCCCATTTCGCCATCAGTAATAAAATAAATTTTATTAAAATCGGCTTTGCTAATCCATTCATCTGGAATACTATCGAAAGCTAAATGCGGAAACGTTAAACAAAAGTTATTTATGTATGCTTTAATATACATAAATGCTTGATCCAAAGTAGATTTTTTTACAATAAAAGGCAACCTATAAATACCCGCTTTAAACGGTTCCTGACAATTTTTATTAGAATTCCAAAAAATAATGCGATATTCTGTTTCCTCAAGATCATTGATAATTTTTTTGATTTGATCAAAAACAAGCATATTATTAAATTTATGATCTTGCGATATAGTGGAACCAGATGCGTCTATCAGCAAAATGATAGAATGTTTAGTAGAATGAGTAGCAAATAGGTCTGGGTAGTAAATCTATATAAAAGTATATAAATTTTTTAAGAGTTCTTCAACCCTTGAGTATCCCCATTTACTCTTATCCACTGGCTAGGCTTCGTGGACGTTTAGATTTACCGGATTAC